AGGGAGGGTAAATATAATGGCAGCATTACAAGCATCTGGAGCCATATCACTTCAAGATATTGAAGAGCAATACAATCCCGGAACGAACTTACCAAGTCGAGGGTTGAGTGAGTTCTATCTTGGTGGTTCATTGGTTCGTGCTAATGCTGGTAATAACTCATCTACAAATATGTCGGCTGGTGTGCCTACTTCTGGAACAATTTCATTTAATGATTTTTATAGTAAAGAAAGAGCTTTTAGAAAAACATATTCATCAACTGCTACAAATCAAAGTGCAGATAGTGTCTTTGGAGATGACTTTGAAGTAGATTATCCAAAACAAATTGTTATAGATTCATCTCAAACAGTTGGATCAACTAGCACATCTAACGCTGCTTTGACAATAGAAAGCAATGGTGTTGGCTCTATTACCATTACAAATAATGGTAGCATCGAAGGTGCTGGTGGTGCGGCAGGAGCAGCAGGGGGTAATGCTCTTGAAGTTGCTGGAAGTGTTGCAGTCACGCTGGTAAACAATGGTACAATCAAAGCTGGTGGAGGCGGTGGCGGTGCTGGAGGAACTGGTGGTAATGGTGTTTATACTGCTAATGCCACTTTTTCAGGTGTAACAGATGTAGGTGGTGGAGCTTTTGGTAATTATAGTACACCACAAAATAATATGCCTAGTTGGATGAACTCAATATATACAGGTGGTGGTGATTTAGATGGACAAGGCGTTGTTGGTGATAGACGTTGGAGAGGAATAAACGGACAATATGCAAGGGCTGGTGTGGGTACATCAACTCAATGGAGAGTGAATCATAGTGGTAGTGCGGGATCTGGTTTCAATGGAAACTGTGCAAACAGAGGACCTTTGTATATATCAGCACAAACAAACACAACTGGTGTTTATTCAGTTTCAGCCTCTATTAGTTCTCAATATGGAAGTGGATATGGTACGCCAACTTTGTCTGTAAGCACAAGTACATCAAGCAGTGGCACTTTGTTTCAAAGTAGTGGTTCAGCAAATTTAACCGCAGCAACAACAACATATTTTACTGCATATGGCACAACTTCAAATAACAAAGACTATTACTATAACACTTTGAGTTTTTCCGTAGCTGGGACTTGTTTAGCAATACAAAGTGGCACTTCTGGTGGTGCAGGTGGTGTTGGTCAAGGATACAATCAATCTGCTACATCTGGATCAAGTGCCAGTGGTGCATCTAATAACGCTGGTGCTGGTGGAACAGGCGGTGCTGGTGGAGCATTTGGTGCTGCTGGGTCAACTGGATCAACAGGCAGTAATGGTAGTGGATCAAGCGTAAGTTTCCCAGCTACTGCACCAACAAATGGATCAAGTGGTAGTGCTGGTGGAGCATCTGGTAAATCAATACAAGGTGTAAGTAATGTAACATCAAGTGGTAGTGGATCTTTGACTGGAGGTACAGCATAATGCCTATGACAGCTTTAAAATTTAGGCCCGGAATAATATCTGACATTACGTCTTACAGTAACGAAGGTGGTTTTGTTGATGGTGACAAAGTAAGGTTTAGGTTTGGATTTCCAGAAAAGTTTGGTGGTTGGGAGAAATACAGTCCTAATCAGTATCTAGGTAGTGCCAGAAGACTACACAACTGGGTGGCTCTTGATGGTTCTGACTTCATGGGTATTGGCACACATCTTAAATACTACGTAGAAGAGGGTCAGACCTTTAACGATATTACACCCATAAGAAGCACTACAGGTGCAGGTGATATAACTTTTGCCGCTACAAATGGATCAACAACTATAACTGTTACCGATCCAGCACATGGTGCAAATGAAAAAGACTTTGTAACATTCTCTGGTGCGGCAACTTTAGGTGGCACGATCACAGCTACGATACTTAACGCAGAGTTTCAGATAACAAAATTAATAAGCTCTAATGCTTATGAGATTACGTCAAGCGTGGCAGCTAATTCATCTGATACTGGTAATGGTGGATCTAGTGTTGTGGGTGCATATCAATTGAATGTTGGTTTAGATGTAACAGTCGGTGGAACTGGTTGGGGTGCAGGTCAGTGGAGTGGTACAACCTCTGGTGCTTTGGCAACACAACTTAATGAAGCCTTAGACGCAAGTGAAACTGCAATAGATGTAGACAGTGCAACAGGGATCACAGCCGGTGATCTGATACTAATAGAAGAAGAACTGATTACGGTTGGCACGATAAGCACTAACACTTTAGGCACGGGTGGAGGTCCATCAACCAGAGGTGCAAGTGGTACAGATGCAGCCACACACGCAGACAATACTCTTGTAAGATTAGCGACTGGTAACGCAGACTCTGCTAATGATTTTGTTGGATGGGGTAATGCAGCAAGTGTCACGACCCCCGGAGCACAAATTAGATTATGGTCACATGATAATTTTGGTGAGGATATTATTATAAACCCAAGAGACGGTGGTTTATTTTACTGGGATAAAACAAATGGTTTAGGCAACAGAGCAGTAGAACTTAGCGCAACAAGCACATATTCTGGAGAAACAAGTGTGCCAACAGTAGCTAAACAAGTGCTTGTATCAGACCAAGACCGGCATGTTATCGTCTTTGGTTGTGACGGATTAGGTGCAACGTCTTCGGCTACAATAGGAAATGGAATACAAGATCCATTGTTGATACGTTTCTCCTCACAAGAAAACCCAGTGGATTTCTTCCCAACTGCTACAAATACAGCAGGTGATTTAAGGTTAGGTGGTGGATCTACCTTCGTACAAGCTGTTGAAACAAAACAGCAGATACTCGTCTTCACTAATAAAACACTACACGCTATGAAGTTTATAGGTCCACCATTTACGTTTGGTTTACAAGAATTATCAAAAAACATCACTATTATGAGCCCTTTTTCGGCTATAGCTGTAGAAGATGCAGTTTTTTGGATGGGTGTTGATACATTCTATGTTTACTCTGGTGGCCAGACAATACAACTGCCCTGCACTGTAAAAGATAAGGTGTTTCTAGACTTTAATTTTGCAGAGCGTGACAAAGTACATGTAGGGGTTAATTCAGAGTTTAGTGAGCTCTTATGGTTTTATCCATCATCGGCGGGCACGCAGATAGATAAGTATGTTGCTTACAATTATTTAGAAAAAGTTTGGTATTATGGGACACTAGCAAGAGATGCGTGGATTGACAGAGGTATAAGAAATTTGCCTCAAGCGACAGGCAATCAGTATCTATATAACCATGAAGTAGGTTTTGATGATGATGGCTCTGCTATGACATCGTTTATAGAATCTTCTGCGATTGACATAGGAGACGGTGATAAGTTTGTTTTTTTAAAACAAGTTATACCTGACATTACATTTAATGGATCTACCAGTGTCAATCCTGATGTAGCCTTTACTATGAAGTCAAGAAACAATCCGGGTGCAAACTTTAATGAAACAACTCAAGCCACTACACAAAGGTCCGCTACCAGCCCTGTTGAGCAGTTTACAGAAAAATTAAATTATCGTTTACGAGGTAGGTCTTTTGCATTAAGAATTGATTCCACATCGCTGGGAACTAAATATAAGTTGGGCACTCCCCGTGTGGATATAAGAGAGGATGGTAGGCGCTGATGTTAATAACCAGTATTCCTCAGTATATTCAAGGTGTTACAAATGCAAAGTTAGATCTAACTACCACTGATTTAACTACGCTATTTACAGTTCCCAGTGATGCCGACTTCAATGCAGCGGTAGTAAACTCTATTTTGGTTTCTGAAGATAGCGGTAATGCTGACACAATAACAGTACAACTTGTGAATGGTAGTGATACATTTAGTTTATTTAAGGTAAAAGCAGTAGGAGCTAATACCACAATAGAACTACTTACAAGAGATTTGATATTACAAAGTGGTGAGATATTAAAAGTGCAAGCTGCAACAGCTAATAGATTACATGTTGTGGCTAGTATACAGGAGCTGTCAAAAACGAGAGTGACAACGAGTGCGTTGTCAAGAATATAAGATTGAACAAATAAATAAAATAAGGTAGACTTTGGAACATGGACCAAGCACTTAAACAAGAGGACATACCATCAGGTGGTATAGCTGACTTCATTTACAGTGATGAAGAGATCAAGCTTCTTGAAGAAAAGGAATTGCAAGATCTTTATGGCCAGAACGGCATAGCTCAGTTTAAAGCCATTGGTAAAGAGATGGCTAACTTTGGTCGTTATGGCGATGATACCGTAGCTCATGTGGAAACAGGCGAGCTTATCGTCCCACGAGCCTTGATAGAAGGTAACCCAAAATTAAAAGAAAGTATATTTGGGCACTTGCGTGAGCTTGGTGTAGAGGATCCAGAAAGATATGTGGTTGGCACAAGTAAGAATAGTTTTAACCCAGACACAGGATTACCAGAGTTTTTTCTTAAAAAGTTATTTAAAGGAGCTAAAAAGGCTGTCAGCTCTGTTGCAAAAGGTGTTGGAAGAGCTTTAAAAGGTGTAGGTAAGGCGCTCAAGAGAGTAGCTCCTGTCATAGTGCCTTTGGCTCTTAACTACTTTTTACCGGGCCTTGGTGCCGTATATTCAGGAGCATTAGGTGCTGGTATTACAACGCTATTGCAAGGCGGCGATGTAAAGGACGCCCTTAAGTCAGCTTTTGTTGGCGGTGCTACTGGTGCAGTGACAGCGGGTTTTTCAGGACCCAAATCAGGTGTATCAGGCTTTGGCGAAAACATAGCAGCTGACGTCGGTGCAGGAACAAGCAACATTCAAGCAGCCCTTGGCTCAGGTAGTTTTGAGCCTTTGACTAGCACAGCCGCAGCACCGTCTAATGTAAGAGATTTGTTCAAAGGTGAAACTACACCAACCGGCACTACAGATGGTTTAACAAAAGCTAGTTTTATAAAACCGGCTGACAGCGACGCTGCTTTTATTGACATGGGTCCAAAAGGTAATGTCTTTTTAGATGAAAATTTAAATCCAATAGTCCAAGGTGGTCCTCCTAAACCTTCAACTTTCTATGACAGTTTAAAAGACTTTGGTGCTAAAACCAAAGATTTTTTAATGCCTGAATCTAAAGACTTTGTTGATGTTTTGAAAGACAAAGGTATTAATCCTTTAAATGCAACGGAGGCTCAAATAAAAGTTGCAAAAGAGATTGCGAGTAAGGAAGGGCCCGGTATTATTAGAAGATTTGGTCCATCAGCAGCTCTGGGCATAGCAGGATTGTCAGCAGCCGGAGCTTTTGATACACCAGAAGATACACCCCTACCGCCTCTTGAGACAGGATTTGATATATACAGAAGAGATCCAGACAGATTTAATGTGGGCAACATAGATGTTAGAACAGCACAAGGACCGTTTGAAACTGATACTAGTTATGGATTTGACTATACTGCTCCCGTTTTTCCCAGAAATCCTTTTCTACCCCCTGTCTCCACTCAAAATGTAGCCGAGGGCGGTGAGATATTTCCAAGACGTAATGGTGGTATAAGTCCAAGAGAGGGTACACCGGGCAAAGATAGCGTGCGAGCTATGTTAATGCCGGGCGAGTTTGTTATGACAACGGATGCTGTAAAAGGTCTAGGTGACGGTAATTTAGACAAAGGCATCAAAAACATGTATAGTGTGATGAGTAAACTAGAAAAGCGTGGAAAGGCGATGGCATAATGGCACAAGAAGAAGTTATCCAAACCGTTAGAGAAACGCCAGAAATAGAAGCGTATCGAATAGGTTTACTAGAATCTGCAAAGAAACTGGCAGATCAAGGGATTACGTTACCAACACAACAAGTAGCAGGGCTCACGGGTCTTCTTTTC